CACATTGTCTAATTGCTTGACAAATGCTACACTTTCTGTCTATGGGTCTATTTCGCAAAACTGAAGCAATCTCTGAAGATAAGCGTTCATCGCTTTTAGCGCAATACGCCCCTTCTATTATGGGCGAGAATCTTAACTCGCTCTATAACTACATCCTGCCTCGCGTTAATCGCAACGAGGCGATGTCTGTTCCATCTGTAGCTCGATGCCGCAATCTCATTGCTGGAGTTGTCGGAGATCTTCCACTCAACCTGTATCGCAAGTCCACAGGTGAAGAACTAGGCAATCCAGTCTGGGTTGATCAGCCAGCAATCAATCAACCGCGTTCAGTAACAATGGCGTGGACTGTTGATTCATTGATGATGTACGGAGTGGCTTACTGGCAGGTTACAGAACTGTATGCAGAAGATGGCAGACCTTCTCGCTTCCAATGGATTCCCAATGTTAAGGTTACATTTACGACAGACCTTTATGGAATGACTGTCACCCAATACTTTATCGATGCAGTTGCAGTTCCTGTGTCCGGACTTGGATCAATCGTTACCTTCCAAGCTTATGACGAAGGAATCTTAGAACGCGGATCTGAAACAATCAGAGCTGCAATCGATCTTCGCAAAGCAGCAGTATTAGCAGCCAGCACGCCTATGCCTTCTGGAGTGCTACGCAATAACGGAGCAGACCTAGATCCTAAAGAAGTTGCAGGACTACTTGCAGCATGGAAGAACGCTCGTAACAATCGCAGCACTGCTTACTTGACTTCTACTCTGGAGTATCAACCAACATCATTCTCACCTAAAGACATGATGTATGACGAAGCACAGCAATTCCTTGCAACAGAGATTGCTCGCCTATGTTCGATCCCTGCCTACCTAGTTAGCGCAGAAGCCAATACATCAATGACTTACTCAAATGTATTAGATGAGCGCAAGCAATTCTATTCTCTATCTGTTGCGCCTTATGTAAATGCGATTCAGGATCGTCTTTCAATGGATGACATTACTGCTCGCGGTAACGCGGTTAAGTTCGATGTTGATTCTTCATTCCTAAAGACTGAACCAATGGAACGCTTGTTGGTAATTGAAAAGATGTTATCTCTAGGCTTGATCACAGTTGAGCAAGCTATGGAGATGGAAGATTTAACACCTAATGGAAGCGAAGGAATCGAATAATGGAGAATCAGGTAATCACCTTCTCATCTGGACTTATTGCCAATGTTGAGGAACGCTTAATCTCAGGCAAGATCGTGCCAGCAGGAACAGGCGAAGTGGGTAACACTTCAGCAGGCAAAGTAGTATTTGAGAAGGGCGCAATTGCACTTCCAGAAGATCCAAAGACTGTCAAGCTTCTTAATCAGCATGACTCACGCCAGCCATTAGGCAAGGCAACACAATTCACAGAGCAAGAAGATGGAATCTATGCGAGCTTCAAGGTAAGTCGCAGCAACAGAGGTTCTGAAGCTCTTATCCTTGCAGAAGAAGGCTTGCAATCAGGTCTGTCTGTAGGTGTAGAAGTAATCAAGTCAAAGCAGAAGGGCAATGTGATGTTCGTGTCCGCTGCTAAATTGCTTGAAGTATCTTTGGTGACAGAGCCAGCATTTAAGTCGGCTCAGGTCATCGATGTAGCAGCAGAGGAAGTCGAAGGACATCCACTTGCACCAACCCAACCAACAGAAAGCGAGACAGCTGTGGAGAATACTCCAGAGACAGTTGCAGCACCAGCAGTAGAAGCAGCAGCGGTTGAAGCTGCTCGCCCAACTGTAGTGACAGCAACTACATTCATCACTGACACATTTACTGGTCGCCCAGCATTTGAGGCAGCAACGACTGCCGCTCTAATGGCAGAAGGTATGAGCTTCACAGTTCCACGCCTTTACACAAACGCATCTTCAGCAGATGTTGCACCAACAGTTGCAGATACAAACGAAGGTTCAGCACCATCTGAGACAGGCATGACATCTGCTTACGACACAGTAGATGTAAACAAGTTCTCAGGGCTACAACGAGTCTCGTTCGAACTCATCGACCGCAGCCAGCCCCAGTTCATGGAATTGATGATGGTGGAACTTCGTAAAGCGTACGAGAAGGCAACAGATACAGCACTTCTAAATGCTTTCATTGCATCTGGAACAACAGCAGCAACAACAGCAGCAACAGCAGCTGGATTGCAGTCATTCATCTCAGTAGAAGGCGCAGCAGCATACAAGGGAACTGGTGGAGATTTCGCTAACAAGCTTGTTGCTTCAACAGACCAGTGGGCAGCTATCACAGGATACGCAGACACAACAGGTCGCGCACTTTACTCAGCACAAGGCGCAACATACAACGCAGCAGGTAACGCAGTAGCAACATCTGTTCGTGGGAATGTTCTTGGCACAGATCTAATCGTGGATCACAACATCGCTGCATCTGGCGTAATCGACAACTCAGCGTTCTTGGTTGCACCATCTTCAGTCTATGTCTGGGAATCACCACAGACACAGCTTCGCGTGAATGTTCTAACTTCAGGCGAGATCGAGATCAACCTTTACGGATACTTGGCAATTTACCTTGCTAAGTCAGGTAAGGGTGTTCGTAAGTTCAACCTAACTTAATCAACATAGGTAACTAAGTACGCTCTGAGGGGTAGTAGCCCTCTACCCCTCAGAGTCTTTAGAAAGGACGAGGAATGGCACTAACAACAGTCGCAGAACTCCGATCAACACTCGGAGTCGGTACGCTGTACCCAGATGCCACCTTGCAAGAAGTCTGTGATGCTACGGATGCAGTATTGCTTCCGATGCTCTGGACTAACACTACTTTTAACATTGCACACAGCAACACAGCAACAACAGGAACACTTTACTTTGAGGACAAGGTAGAGAAGGTCTTTTATGTAGGTCAGACTGTGAACATCACAGGCAACGGCTCAAAGCACAATGGATCAAAGACTCTCACTGGAGTAGGCGATTACAACATCACCTATAACATCACCGGCAACAACAACACTCCAGCAGTAGAGCATCCAGTTCAACCTTTTGGAACAGTATCAGCAGACACTTATGTTGATTGGGCATTAGACACAGCAGTCCAGCAAGCAGCTTTGATGGTATCTGTAGAGATCTGGCAAGCTCGCACCGCTACTCTCAGCGGTTCTAACCTTGTTGATTTCCAGCCAAGCCCTTATCGAATGAGCGCACAGCTTCTCGCTAAGGTGCGAGGATTGATCGCACACGCGCTAAGCCCTAACTCGATGGTTGGATAATGCCACCAGTTGCCATCACCACACTTCGCACCACTTTAGCGACTGCTCTAGTCAATAACGCTAAGTGGCAGACTTTCGCATTTCCGCCTTCAACAGTTCTTGCTAACTCTGTGATTGTCTCTCCAGATGATCCTTACTTGACACCTAACAACAATGGACAGATCACAGTCAGCCCAATGGCTAACTTTCGCATTGTGATGACAGTGCCACTCTTTGACAACGAGGGAAACCTTAACGGCATTGAGGACACAGTAGTTAGCGTGTTCGCACTACTTGCAGCATCTTCTTTAGTTTATAATGTAAGCGCAGTCAGCGCACCTAGCGTTCTCAACGCGGCAAGTGGAGACTTGCTCAGCTGTGAGATGTCCGTATCAATCCTAACGAGTTGGAGTTAATTATGTCCGATTGGGAAAAAGAAAGAAGAGGAATAATCCGATGGCAGTTTATTTAGCAAATACAGGAGTTCTAACTGTTAATTCGGTTGATCTCTCATCATTAGTCACATCTGTAACAATCAACCGCGCCTTCGATGAACTGGAAGTCACCAGTCTCGGGGATTCTGGTCATCGTTTCGTAAAAGGTCTAGAGGCTTCAAGCGTGAGCATCGACTTCCTGAATGACGAGGCAACAGCTAAGACACTTCAGACACTTCAGGCAACTTGGGGAACAAACACAGTTGTCACATTTAAGCAGCAATCAGGCGCAACAGCTGCAACAAATCCACTTTACACAATGACATGCTTGGTCAATAACATCACACCTGTAAATGGTGCTGTTGCAGACCTATCAACTCAGAGCGTAACTTGGAATGTTTCAGGTACAATCGCAGTAACAACAGCGTAAGAAACTAAACAAAGGGGCTAAACATGGCAAAGCTAAAGATCGTTCGTAATGATGGAAGTGTGCTAGAAGGCGAGATCACCCCAGCGGTGGAGTATGCGTTCGAGCAGTACGCTAAAAAGGGTTTCCATAAAGCCTTCAGAGATGAAGAGAAGCAATCGGATGTTTATTGGCTTGCATGGGAAGTCACACGCAGATCAGGTGAAACTGTTAAGCCTTATGGGATGGAGTTCATTGAAACGCTGAAAAGCGTGGAAGTGTTGGACTCTGACCCTTTAGCTTAAAGCGCGATCTTCCATTCACCTACCTAATTGCTAGGCTAAGCATTAGGTTGGGAATCGCGCCACAGCAATTGTTAGATCTTGATAAGACCATGCTCGATGCATTAGTGCAAGGGCTAAAGGATGAAGCGAAAGAGGTGAGCGATGCCAACACAGGTAACAGGCGCGGTAGAGCTTAGAAAAGCCCTCAAAAAGTTCACTCC